AAACGGTCGGAAGTAAAACTAAATGATGAAGGTAAACCCTTTCTCGAATCTGATGGTACGGTGTCGCCTCCAACAAAAATAGATACAACGTTTGTTATAAGCCCTGACGTTCCGCTTGTTTTACCAGATAATAAAGGCGCATATAAATTAATTGGATTCATAGAGCATATAGGATCAAACTTGAGGAGCGGGCATTACGTGTATCATTGGCTAAATGAATCTGGGGTTTGGTATACATTTGACGATAGCGAAGCTAAGCCGTGGAGTGAAAGTACACAAAACTCGGCAAAAACAGAATCTCCACCATTCGGCCACGGGTATATATATTTATATGAACGAGTTACAGATAGTTCCAAGTCGGTCGTGGAGAAGAGGGCAAATGATGCCGCTACAAAGCTTACGGCTGATGAAATAAAAAAAAAACGTACGGACCAAGATTATAAAACAAAAATGGGTGGTCGCCGTAGAACTCGTAAGAATAAGCGCAGAATAACCAAACGCAAAGTCAATAAAACCAAAAATAAGGGGAAAACAAAGAAACATTAAAATAATATAAACATATGATCGTATCTTGAACAATCATATGTACGACCTAAATTTGAACGTTAAATACGCAGACGATGATGAATATCGCAACTGTATACGCAGTATGTTTGGTACAGAAAACTCAGACGATGACATGCTATATGACGATAAAACTGTGAGCGCCGGACTAGATTATATTTACGAAAAGACGAAATCGGTACCAGTGTTTCGTGATCTGTATCTTATCGGTGCAGCCAAGATGTTATCCAATGACCTTGAAATCGGAATGGCAATCGTTTTCTCTTATGATTACTTCGAGCTATTTCATTTATGTTTAGTCGATTTTCTGAAGGATGGTGTATTGGAGAGTGATAATGAGAATTATAAAAATCTGCATAAGAAAATGTCATAGTATATAATATAATGGCATCTACACGTGATAAAAATGCTCCCGGAAATTATAAAATGGAACAGGCGGGTAATATAACCAAAATAAACTACCGAGTCCACGAATTTAGTCGTCCGGTGAATTCTTACCACCCTGGAGACGGTCTACTTGCTGCGAAAACGTCTCGAATGGAATTGGCGGAAAATGCATGCGACATTGAATCGCAATTATTTGGAATCGGGTCTAGCGATTTAGTAAACTCGAGACCTGTCATACAACCCGCTCTCAAACAGATGAAGAGTCTGAATATGTATGATCGCCCTACGTTGATTATGCCGGAGCCGATGTCAGTGAGCTCAATAAACCGCCCTCTATTTTTAAACTGATCGATTTTCTGTTTTTTACTGAATACCGATTTGCTATCTTACCTGGACGATTCTTGAATGTAGTATTTTTTGGTTGTGGTTCACGTTCTTGCTCTTGTTCTTGCTCTTGTTCAGATTCGGGTTCAACTTCTGAGTCAGATTCAACATCTAATTCAGATTCAACATCTAATTCGGATTCAACTTCTAATTCAGCCTTGTGTTCAACTTCTAACTCAGTTGTAGGTACAAGTGAACGCAACACTGACTGTAGATTATGGTTATCTAAAGGACCTATAGTAGGTAACTCATCACACCGCTCGAAGAATATCTTAGCATGTTTGGTTAACGGTTCGTATTTACCTCCCGGGAGAACTTCCATAGGTATACGAATACATGCGTAGATGTACATTTATAACAATTAAAATTATATCTTTATATAATTTTAACACACACACAGAGAACCAAGGTTCTCCGTACCTCTCCTTTATAAGGATATGGCTCCACCTTTCCCAAAGGTGGATTAGCTGAACTTTACAATGATCTTCACTATTTCTTTCTTGATACACTTACACGCAGACACCGAGAGCTCTTCACGCTTCTTCCTAGTTTTTCCGCCATCGGGTCCATTATCTTTACGCTTGGATGTGCTATTACGTGAGTTCATATCACTCTCGATATCCTCATAGTTTGCCTCGATAAACTCGATGATCTTGTTCTCGATGGTCCACTTGAAAAAATTTAATTGTCCGATTGTGGTTTCCATGCATTTTGTCTCATCATACGGGATCTTAATGCGTTCCCACCTGCAAAAAGGGTCAAAACGTTTTTTGCTATACGCCTTTAACTTGAGCTTGTAGTCATTATATACCTTGAACCTCCTCGGGTCTCCATAACTGTCCTTAAGTTCGTAAACCGTGAAATTCTTCTTTGCGAAATTTGTAACAAACCAGTCTACAATCCGGAGCGAAATCTTGGATTCGCCATTGATGATGGAAATAGTCTGCTTTAAACGTTCACGATCCTCATAAAACGTCATCAAATTTTGAAGTAGTAATTCGTTTTGGGTATTACACTTGGTTGCCATTATTGTTTGGTAGTACATTTGTGTTTTTATATGAATTTGTATATTATATTATATATATTTATCGCATGGATTTGTAATATATCGGTTAACGCAAAATTATTACTCGAGAAAGTTTTTATGATTGAAAAATACTATATAATTCTAATCCGCCCATCTGCGGAGCAAAAACGTCACGATAACACAGATGAATCTACAAATAATAATAATTTGCACAACCGGTCGTCAGTTTTGCTTTTGTTACAACAAAAGCAATCGACTAACACCAGAGGTGGTCACAACAAAGAAATAATTATGCTAACTGTAAAACATTTTTATTTTTTTTCTTGTAATTATATTATATAAATATTTTTATATAATTTTTATAAAAACTATATAAAATCGGCGTTTGAAATGTTAAAAGGTGTAAGACATGATTTTGTATGTATTCATATGCTGTAAGCATAATTGGTCGAAATGTTACGTAAAAATAATAAACATGATGTCTACATTTAAAGCCGATTTTATAATTGTCAAAGGTGGATGTGATGCCAACTTATATGATCCTATAACCCACATATTAGAATTAGAATGTAATGATTTCTATGAAGGCTTACCTGAAAAAATAGTAAAAACCTATGCCTTTATTAATCAAAGCAAGATGTTTGATAAATATTCGCACATTTGTAAATTAGACGAAGACATGATAATACACAAGCTACTAGATGTACATACATTGAGCGATTATTGTGGAACGATACAATCAAACGAGGGTAATAGACAATGGCATATAGGAAGGTGTAGCAACGGATGTCGTTTCAACGACGAAGAATATAAAGGCATTTTCGTGCCGTGGTGTAAAGGCGGATATGGATACGTTTTATCGAAATACGCTTTAGGTATAATAGCAACCGACTCGAGTTATTACGATGAAATATACGAAGATCTCTATATCGGTAAGATATTGCACATAAACAACGTGTTTCCAAAACACATTTCTGATTTTTATAAATACATATCTAGCCCAGAACATTCTCCAATTTGCGGAGAATAAACCCTCCTCGGCCGTCATTCGTTTGCTCATCCAACTGAGGGAGCGGTATTATATAGTCCACGTTTATATTGAAATGTTTTTCTAATGCCTTTTTTGCTGCCGATTTTTGACTGAATCCTAGCCATTTCCAAAGGTTGTCTAAATCAATTACGAAATCTGTGTTCTGATTATAGTTTACACCCTTGAAGATTTAAAACCGCACCTTTCAATGTGGAGTTAAAATCAATAAGGTTTGCTTATTTCAAAGCATGTAAATTTTGGTTATGGAATTTCGTCTAAAATTCCTGAAGTTTTGGGTAGAGTTATATAACTCATTCGCCTTTTTAGAAGACATAAGAAAACCCCCTACTAGAGTAAATCCTAACAGACTTCTTACTATTCATTACTACATAACTATAGTGTTTGTCTTTAAGTTGTTTATACCAAAAGGTGCGGTTTTAAATCTTCAATGGTGTAAACATAAAATATTGGCAAAATATCGTACAAAACATATATATTACTTTTATATGTTTTATTATTTTGTTTTTGCAACTGCTTAATTGCTGTAGGCTACGCCCGCCATGCCGCTCATGACACGGAGAACGTTGTAATTGACGGCGTAAACACGGACCTTAGCAGTGTTGGTTCCCGAAACCGTAGGGGACGAGAGCACAAGCTGGAGTACGGCGTTGTCAATGCGAGAGAAGTTGCACGTCCCGCTAGGTTGGTGCTCTTCAGGCCTCAATGCGAAGGAATACACGTTGATACCAGTGTCGGGAGCACGGGTGTGGTGCTGGAAAGGCTGAACAACATCGAAGTAGGATCCCTCACGCTCAGAGAAACGATCCTGTCCATTGAGCTGGAGCTTGGCAGTGACGACGGGGTTCTCTCCCCAGCAGTGCATGTCAATGGCAGACTCAGCGAGGACGAAGGTGCCGGCATCAGAGAGGCCAGCGGCAACTCCAAGAGCACCAGCATCGAATCCGCCGCCAGCCGTCCAGGTGCCACCAACGGAGGCGGTAAGGTCAACACCTCCAGCCTGCTCGAAGAGACCAGCAGAATTAATGAAGGAGCCAGTAGAGGCACCAACACTGTCATTGGATCCGAAAGCATGGATGGCGTTGGGAAGAGCATCAATCGAGTCAGTGTAGTTGAAGGGTTGGGCTCCGAGCGTCTTGTAGAGGGTGTTTCCGGCAATCAACGAAGAGCAGTAGTCGACGTTAGCATCAGGCTGAACGACCCAGACTAATTCCTTGCAGGGGTGGTTGAAGTTAAGCTTGATCTTGTTGGAGGAGGACCCAACGGACTCATCTCCAGTGAACTGGAGCTGCTCGAAGAGGTACTCGTGGGGGTTCTGCGCCATCTTCCTGCGCTCATCAGTGTCGAGGAAGATGTAGTCAACGTAGAGGGAGGCCGCAACAAGGGACTGCTGGTAGGCAGTGGTGACAGTCACGGTTCCAGAGGAAGCACCGATGCTGTTAACCGCCCAGAGGCACTCACCGATGGGGCGAAGATCGAGGTTGATCTTGACCTCGTGGTACTGGAGGGCAATGAGGGGGAGGGCAAGTCCAGGGTTCCTGCAGAACCAGAACTGGAGGGGAACGTAGAGAGTCGTCTCAGGGAGAGCGTTGCGGGGAGCACAAACCTGGTTGGGTGCACCAGAGGCGGCGCAGGGTCCAGAAACACCGGCGAAGGCGGGGTCCGTGATGTAGGTAAGCTGAGTGGTGTTTCCAATCATCTTGAAGTACCCACGCTGCTGCTCGGATGTGAGTGTGACCTGATTCCAGATGTGCATCCAGTCTCCGTACTGGCGATCGATGCGCTGACCTCCGATCTCAACCTCAACCTGGGCGACGAGCTGCTCGCCGATAAAGTCCATCCAACGGGCATAAACTCCCTGGGCACCACTGGAGTTCTTCATCGACTGATTGATCTCAGGGAGGGTGACCTGGAGGTAGGTGCGGTAAGCAAGATCTCCGTTACGGGAGATCGTGCAGGTGACACGGCGTCCGAAGTCAGCCTGTCCAGAGAAGGTCTGCTCGATGGACTCCATCGCAAAATTAGTGTGGCGCCTGTAAGAGACCTTCCAGAAGGTGATCTCGGGGGTGCCAGTGAGGAAAACGTCCTGTGCGCCGTAAGCTACGAGTTGCATTAGTGCTCCGCCCATGATTTATATTATAGTATACGTAAAGATAATAATTTGGAGAAATTACTAATTAATTGCTAAAGTTTTAATGTTTGATGTGCACCTGCAGTTTGGTTATTTACGCCCTTGAGCATTTGAAATGGCACGCCTGCCATTTCGAGTGTTCAAGGTGCTACCCGTTTACAGATTCAAAAACGGCACTTCGTGCCATTTTAAATCTTCAACGGTTTAAAACCGACAAACAATTAAGTGTAAACTTCATGTCCTGCCAACGCAGACTGGCTAGATCTTCACTGTCCGGTCGTCCAACCTCATATTTTTATCGATGAATTTCTCTAAATAATCCGCCATGAAAACTTCTCGTTTACCTTCGTGTTTTTTTGTAAAAATGTAATTATCGTCGCTTTTTTTTACCGTCCAACCGGTTTCAATAGCATTCATTATAAAATTCATTTTCTGAAAGGTTATTATGTCTATATTTGATCGATCCATAAATTTATACATATTATGTTTACTATAATAATCCGATTTTTACCTAAACTCAGGGAACCTACGGTTCCCCGAACCCCTCCCTTGTTTGGTTCCTGATAGGTTCCCTGAGCAATAGTCTAGACAAATGATATAAAGATATTTTCACGTTATACCTTAAGCAATGGATTGCGATACAGTATTAGAGAAAAATAGAATGCTAGAAGAAACAATAAAGAAGTTAAGCGATGAGTTGACAGAAACTAAAGAGCGTCTGAAAAAATACACTGCTCCGCTGCGAAGCAAAACGTTCTACGAAAATCATAGAGAAGAGATTCTCGAAAAAAAGAAAGACCCGAAAGCAAAAGAACGGCGTAAAGAAATCAACAAGCGAGCTTATCTAAAACGAAAGGAAAAGCAACAACCTGACAACATTTAGGTATTATAATATCCTTACGTTAAACACTTAAAGGTATTTTTCTCGATAAGTAATATACAATGGAACTTACATTACAAAGCGACGATTTGTTTCAGGTAATGAAGGTTCACATGACCACGGAGCAGGAGCAGATATTTATGGCGAGTCATTATTTGTATCTACAGCACGGGGCGGATAGCACCAAGTTTGTTGTAGATTTTGACGATGTCTGGAAAAACGTGGATTTTACGAGGAGAGGCAATGCTAAACGCATATTAACAAACAATTTTACAGAAAACGAGAATTATAGGGTTTTGGTGGTTGGGTCAGAAGATTGCGAAAAGCTGCTCCTCTTTCGGGAGAAGCTGCTTTTAGAAACTTGGGCGGATCCGGACAGAACAAAGAAACGATATTACTAACCGTAGATTGCTTCAAAAGTTTCTGCATGATAGCGTCAACGCCCAAAGCAAAGACTATTCGCTCTTATTATATAAAAATGGAAAATATAATGCATGAATATTTCAAAACACAAAAATATATATTACAAAATGCTCTTCAGCTTTCTCAAAGAGAGACAGCAATAAAACGCCACGAAGTATTGATCGAAAGTAATAAAAACAAATGGGTTGTGTACTTCTGTAGAATCCGATTAAATGACGCCGGCAGTTTCATATTGAAAATTGGTGAATCAACTGCCATAAAGAACCGAATAGAAGTATTGAATTGTGATTTTGGTATGAGTATAGTTGTGCTGGACGTATTCGACTGTGAAAATAGTTTACGATTCGAACGATTTTTACATAATAGTAAAGAACTAATAAAATACAAATACAACAACCTAGAACACAAGAATAAAACACTTTCAACAGAGGCTTATCATATTCCAACGCAGAAAGAATACGAAAAACTAATAAAGTTCGCCAAGAGCGAACTGAGTAAATATAACAGCATGGAAATGATGAAATTGCGAATTGAAGAGAAGCGAATCGATTTGTTTGCTGCGATAGTGCAAACTTATAAAAATCACAGCGAAGTTATGGATATTCTAAACAAAATGACATCGCCTATTATAGAATTGTCAAACAGCGAAGAACTAAAACAAGAATACGCTGAAGAACTAAAACAAGAATACGCTGAAGAACTAAAACAAGAATACGCTGAAAAACTAAAACAAGAATACGCTGAAAAACAACAGAAACAAGAAGAAAACGGACCTACATCGAATTCAACTGGACCAATCGTTCAGATATATCATAAAGACGATTTACAGAAAGTTGTTCGAGTATTTAACAGTATTATAGAAGCAACACGAGATTTCGATTACAATAATCAAACGGCTTCGTTTACGTGCGTAAAAAAAGCAAATCAACATAAAATAATTTATCTAGACCATCGCTGGCACTTTATTTCAAATCGACAAGAAATAGACTTATATAAACCGAGAGATATTGGAGAAACTGTGATTACGCAAGAACGAAAACAGGGACGGATTGCAATGTTGAATATAGACAAAACAAAAATTATCAACGTATTCAAACTGGCGAAGGAAGCCGCCAAATCGATTTCACAACACCCATCTGCGATGTGCTCGGCGATAAAATATGTGTCGCCACTAAACAATTACTATTGGTTACGTTGGGAAAATGTGAACGTTTCGTTACGAAATGATTTTTTTAGAATCAAATATACTTACGATTAGATCCAGTAATATAAGAGGAATAAAAATCGAGTTACTACACCCAACTTCAAATGAAGTCGTTAAAACGTTCGACTCGTATACAGATGTACAAAAAGAATTGAAGATATCAATAGGGAAAGTCAAAGAATTAATAGAGAACAATGAATTGTACAAGGGAAAATACAGGTTCAAATTTTGTTAGTCGAATGTGCAATTGTTCAAATGTGTATATAAAAAATAAACGCCTTACTAAATAAATAACCATACGATGAAAAAATCAGATCCGGCACAACATACGATCGATAAAAAACACAGCCAGATGTTAGAGGAATTTCATAATAACGAAACCATTCGTATACCAGAGCTTCTCGAAAAAAAACGGTCTCTTAAATTAGAAATGCGTTCTCTGAATTCCGACCAGATTGTACAATACATGGAGTTGAAAGACAAGATAGGGTCGGTAGATGATGAAATAAAAGGTTTAAAATTATTAAAAAAGCGATATCTACTAGATAATTCAAAACATATTTTTAATTACTTCGAGGAGAAAAAACAGATATCATGCGGAGGAACGAAAAACGTGAATGTTCTAAACAATTTCTTTAAGGTGAAACAATCCACAGACGATGTCCAAGATAAAAGTGCAAATTCGAAACAATCCATTGTAAGTTTTTGGAAGAATGTGGCAAATGAGATCATAAATCCACATGATTTCGTTTTACCTACAGATATATGTAGTTATTGTTGTAAAGGCGAAATGATCCCTCAGGACGAGGAGGGTGTTATGATATGCAACAGTCGTGATTGTGGTAAGTTCATCAGCTATATAATAGACAGTTCGAAACCATCCAATAAAGAGGCACCAAATGAGGTTTCGTATACTGCATATATTCGATTGAACCATTTCAAAGAAATCCTCTCTCAGTTTCAGGCAAAAGAAACCACCCAAATTCCAGAGGATGTAATCGAGAACATCAAGATACGTATAAAAAAAGAACGAATACAGAACCTCGCCGAGGAAATCAATTACGATAAGATGCGTGAAATACTACGGAAGCTGGGTTATAACAAATACTTCGAACATATCCAATATATTAATTCCATGTTTGGTATTCGACCGCCAATTATGAATGAACATCTCCATGAAACGTTATGTATACTTTTCATAGAAATACAGAAACCTTGGGCGATACATTGCCCAGCAAACCGCACCAACTTTTTCAATTATACATATACATTGTATCAGCTATGTGTACTCTTGGACCAGACACAATATTTGCCATATATTCCACTTATGAAGGACCGTGAGAAACAACTGGAACAGGATCAGATATGGTGTAAAGTATGTAAGGACCTGGACTGGGAATATTACCCTACAGTTTGATTTACACCCTTCGGATTCACATTATTACGTGTCCAAAGCTGATCGATGGAGATTTCAAATGGGGAAACGACGGTGCAGGTGGCGGTGTCGGTTGTGACTCATTGTCGTTGTTTTCTGGTAGGTCGTCACCAACCTTCTTATTTTCCGTCGGTGGGATTGGGGGTACACCACTAGCTATTACGTCACCAGGCGACATCACCAGTCCGAGAGTGCCTCGCCGATTCTTGTCGTATGAGTAGGCGTAAGAAGAGTCGGAAATACTATTAAATAAACCAAGTGCCTCGGAAAACCCGGTTGCAAGTGGTGTATTATTGTCGATCGTGCACTTCTTAAGCTCGTCCAGGTTGTCGTATACAATGAAAATGCCATCGAATACATCATATTCATCATCACTATCACTGTCACTATCGCTATCACTGTCACTTTTTCTCTTTATAACATGTGCCTTTTTCAAACGGTATCTGTGCAATGCACGTATATAACTCGGTAATAGTTGAGCATTATTTATTACAAAATGCGGGGCGGTTGGATCAAATCTACGTGACGACGACTTCAATCTGGAAATAAACGCAAATGCGTCTACATCCGTGTCAAACCGAATCATCGGGAAATTATTACCATGTGCCACCAATCCTGGCATGTTATAAATGAATATCTGGATGGATTTGCTCATTGTGTGTTGTTTTGTGTTGAGATTAGTTTTTAATGTTTATAAATCAATTTTACCCCCTCCTTCTGTTTAGTAATTAAACCCTCGAGTTGCTTTTACAAACCGGTCATGCTAATAAATGATAATTTGTAAATTAAATTATCATTGAAAATTCCTTACAAGTTAGGGAGGGGTTCGGGGAACCGTAGGTTCTCTGATTTACATACCAACATGAGGGAACCCGACGAGATTTGCACCTATACCGAATCCGGCACCACCACGAGCGGACGACGCCATAGATGGGACGAAAACATCTAGAACGGAGAAAGTGGCAGCGGCGGTAAGGGCGATGATAACAACCTCCTCAACATTGAGCTGTTTCTTGGGGATAGCAAAGGCGGCGATGGCAACCATAATGCCCTCTACGATGTACTTAATAGCACGCTTGAGTAATTCGCTAAAATCGATGCCGGACATAGTTTTATATATTATAGTGCAATAAAAAAAAACAAGGCAAATTATATATATCGATTAAAATACTTAAATACATCAATAGATTATGTATATAATAAATGTCTGGATTCGAACGACACAATCTTGACAATGGAGAAAGTAATCCTAAATATATCGACTTGTGCGACGAGGATCCTCCGATCGCAGGACAGAAATTCGCCTGTTTGTCTTTTGTCTCTCCGGAGAAAATCTTGAAGAAGCGTGAGATTTACATCTTCGAACAATTTCTGAAGCAGTGGGAATTCTCTAAATGCATGGAGAAGTCTATGGACTTTTTTAATTTCTTGGCTTACAAGTATCACCTAAAGATTGATGACGTCATGACCGATTTTGCTGAATTCGTAAAGGATGAGGATGTCAAGATGAAGGCGAGCGGTGTTGACGACGATTTTAAGACGTTTATGGAGAAGAATGAGGATAAGCTAAACGAGCAGTTCCAGCGTGACCATGCTTTCCAGACATCGGTGCGTGGTATGAAGTTGCGTGGCGTGTTTCCTACACAGGACGAGGCGGAGATGAAGTGTAAGAAGTTACGTGAGGTTGACCCGAATCATGATATTTTCGTTGGACCTATTGGCATGTGGATCCCCTGGGACCCTGATGCATACAAGACTGGACGCATCGAGTTCATGGAGGAGGAGCTCAATCAGCTTCACCATGAGAAGCTAAAGAACGAGACGAAGGCGAAGGAGGAGTTCGATCGTCGTATCAAGGAGACGAAGCAGAAGGCTATCAAGGAGAATATCGAGTTGGCGAAGAAGAGTGGTAATGTTCTGACACAGACGCTAAATGACGAGGGTGAGCTGATCGGAGTGAAGCAGACGGTCGATTTTGAGGGGCGTGATGTCGCTGATACGGCGAGTGTGAACTTGCGTAACGAGCTGTTGCGTGAGAGTGCGAAGTGAATGCGAAGTAAATAATTATAGTAGTTTTTTATATAATTATTTTGTTTATTTACGGATGGGTCTCTTCTTCTTTTTGGTTCCGCCCATCTTCTTTTGTTTCATGCTTTTGCCACTCTTCTTCCATTTTCCACCCTTCTTTTGCTTTTTACTTTTACCACCCTTCTTTTGCTTTTTACTTTTACCTCCCTTCTTTTGCTTTTTACTTTTACCTCCACGTCTTTGTTTACAGGAACCGCCGTTTGAACCAATTGGAGCATTCGGATTAACCATAGCACCCTGATCCAGAGCATTCAGATCCTCCTCCTTATCGCCCTCCTCCTCCTTATCGCCCTCCTCCTCCTTATCGCCCTCCTCCTCCTTATCGCCCTCCTCCTCCTTATCGCCCTCCTCCTCCTTATCGCCCTCCTCCT